CGGTTGGAATGTCGATTGGGTTTCCGCTTGCCGTGCGAATCACCTGGGCGAATTGGCGAATCGGGCAGGTGTAGGCCAAAGCCTGTTCCAGCGAACGAATCAGATCGGTTGGAACTAGGTAACCACCAGCGGTGCCGCTGGTCGATTGCGCGCGAGTTTCCTTGCCGGGATTCTCGTTGAGTCGCAGGTTCAGCACCTTGTTGTTCAGGTTGAACCCGATCTCGTTGGCAGCGCGGACATGGTCAGCGGTGCAAAGACCGGTTGGCTGAAGTGCCCAACCGCGCAAAGCCATGTCGCGGTTGCGAATGGCGCGGCGATCATTTAGGTCACGAACAATGTTCGGCACCGGAGTGTTCACATACACCGGCTCGCTTGCGGCTGGCGGCTTGGGTAGTTGATTCAAAGCTGGAATTGACCGAGCAGATGCCTGCTCTACTGAACCTTCACCAGGATCGGCAGCGGGATCAGCCATGAGTTCAGCCTCCAAAGTTACGACCTTCGCATCAATCTCGTTCACCTGTGCGACCAGCGCATCAAATGCGGCTTGTTCTTCGGGTGTGAGTTGTCGCTCTTGCATTCCGGTTAGTTGCGCCATCAATGCGGAACGTGCTTCAAGCAGTTCTTCGCGAGTGGCTTTTGAAATCACGATCTTATTCATCTGCTATTCTCCTGTGTGTGAATCACATGAAACCAAAACTAAAGAACCAAGCGAACTCAGAACCGGCGCAACCCAATCACTTGTAAGATGTTTGTGTTCCGACTCAACAAAAAGCGGGACAATGACCGCAGGCCAACTTCTGTCTGCGGATAGGCCGGGATGGACACTACCGAAACCTCCATCAGGTTGGCGTGCCGAACAATCCTGCGGCGTAATGGCTCATCGCTTTCAGGAGGCAACCACTCGTCATCACCTTTCGAGATGGTGAAGCCAAAAGACATTTGCGACACATCGCCGCGCCTGATTAGTTCTGCGGCATCTTTGGCATAGCTGGTCGATGGTAGGTCGATTTCAACCGCCAAGCCTCTGGTATCCTCGTGAAGGCGTAGCGTGCCAGCGGATCGTCTACCTAGCACCAACCGCGTGTCGTGATCCAGCAGCGCACGCACATCCTCGTTGGAATCAAGCGTTCGCTTGAATGCTCCTGGTGCGATGAACTCACGGAACCCGCCAAGGTTTTCACTCGGCTGATTAAATACTGCGGCGTATCCGTGCAGCTTGTTGCCTTCACTCTCCACCTCGGCAATGCTGCCGACGCGGCGCTCGATCTCTATTCCGGCGGTTGGCATCGGAACTCTCCTCTTTCGCTGAACCTACGGATGCGGCCAGTCTCGGTGTTTTCCGTATCTGTCGAAATCATGTCTTGGAACGACATGTGAATCGGCGGCTGTTGTGGTGGACCCGGAGGCAACCGGCGCGGCGTTCGCGCTTCACCAAGAACCAGCAAGATCCCATCCCACGAGGACTCAGCCATTCATCTGGCTCACTGCTTGTTGCCCGGCATCAAGTTGAGCCGGCGATAGCGGCAGGATGTTGCCGAAAATCTTATCGAGCGTTGCTTGCGGTATTGATGGGAACGCCGCTTGGGCCAAAGCCAATGCGGCTTCTTTCTGTAGAAGTCCCGCTGTTACCTTTAGTGCCAGATCAACCAGCGCTGTGACCTGTGCGCCATTGAGCGCCATAGACGCAATGTCTTGGGTGGACTGCTGGTTAGTATCTGCCGTAGGTGTTGGCGGTTGCTGTACTGGTTGTGGATCAGATAGGAACTGGTCAACTGAGTCAACTGGTTGATCGCCCGCCGGCGCACGCGCACCAGGAGCGGTGTCCGTTAGCGGTTGCATGTTCGTCGGACTTAGGAATGTATCCCCGCCAGGGATTGGGTCCCAGGATTCCAGCTTGCGAATCTGATTGACCGACAACCAGCCCCAGTTGCGACCGATTGAGTATGACTTGTAACGAGTGAGAATGTCCGCGCGGAGTAAACCTTCCACGCTGTGTTCCCATGTGTACCAACCCCATTCATGCTCACGCACCAACTTACGGTTGGCTTCCTGCTCAACCCGGATCAAATGCGGCTGAATGCAGTCGGTTAGGAACTGGATGTTCTGCGCCTCGATGCTCTCGCCGCCGCCGCCCAAACCCATCTTGGCCGGTGGGATGCCGAATATTCTGCACACCTCACGAACTTGGAATTCGCGGGTCTGGATTGTCTGCGCATCTTCAGGCGATGTGCTGGTTGGAGTGAACGTCAGGCCTTCTTCTAGTACGGCAATGCGGCCAGCATTGGCCAACCCGGTGTGCAGTTTCTCGAAATCGCTGCGCAGGCGGCGGCGCGCATCGTCGGATAGTTTACCCGGATGAGTCAGCACACCAGATGGCCTTGCGCCATTGGCGTACAAAGTGCTGCCGTAGTCCTGTGCCGCCTTGGTCAGTTCCAGTGAATTGCGGCATAGGTCCAGCAGGCTGTTGCCGTTGAATGTCCCACGCAAGACGAACATGTCCGCCTCGGAAACCCACGTGTCCGCGTCGTTAGCGTAGGGATCCGATTTGATTCCGTAGAACTTCTTTCCCAAAATGTCGTCGGTCTTCTCGATGATGTAGTCGGCGGAGATCTCTTGAAGATTTCTTGCGCCACCATCAATCCGAGAGATCCGAGCGTAGGCGACACCATGGACTAGCATTTGGAATATCAGGCTAGACCTGATTTCCATTTCGTTGCGGTTTTCGTTGTACTTCCAAACGTCCGCCTCGTTGCGGTCTTCGGCTCGGTTTCTGCCGCCATCGACCTGGCGGTGGTACAAGTGCAGAGGTAGACCACCCACGGTTTCTGAAATCAGCCGCAAACCGGCCAGCACCGCTGGTATGCCGAGGTAGTCCATCGCACCCGGTCGGCCATTCCAAGTTTGCTCAATTGCGTTGTAGTCGTTCAGCACTAGCGGACGGCCACGCTGACCAGCGCCCAACAGGCTGGAAATACTTTTGCCAATTCGCTTTAGGATGCTGTCTGCCATATTCCTCGATTCTGGGAAACCAGACGAACTCAGAGAACCATTAGCCCGCCGGATTCATAGCCCGACCGGCTCGATGCCTCATGGTGCCGCGCTCTGGCCATGCTCATCACGGATGCGATCACTGGATCGATCTTGTCACCGCTCTTGGATTTGTCCGGTCGGACATTGCCAGCCGGATCTTGAACCATCGAGACATTGGTGAATGCCCAGCGGTACAGCGGATTTTTGCGGATGCGAACTTTGCCTGAACTAACCAGTGCCTCGAAATCTTTGCTGGCTGGTGACATCGAGGCGAAACCCTGTGGGAATGCCACCACCGTGTGGCCTTCCGATTGCAACTGATTTGAAAGCGCAACACTGTTCCACTTGTCCACTGCTATTTCGCGGATGTTATATCGCGTTGCCATGTCTTCTATGTGCCGTTGAATCTGCGTGTAATCGATCACCTCGCCATCAGTCACGATCACATGGCCGGATTTTTCCCATGGCTGAAACCGTGTGCGGTTAGCTCTTTCTCGGGTGGTCAGAGCGCCACGCGGTGCCCATGACCAGGAGTCGAGGTAAAAGATTCCGTCAATCGGCCAGACTGCGGCAATGCTCGTTAAGTCCGTTGTGCTGCTCAGGTCCAAGCCTAGGAAACAATCTTTGCCGGTGAGGTCCGGCCAATCGGATTCCTCGACCATGGCGGCATCGATCTTGTCCAGGCTGAACCATCGGGACTCAGCCGATACCCACTGGGATAGAAAGAATTGCCGAAAGGATATTTCCTTGGCTGGGTTTTCCTGCGCTTCACGACAGGCATTGGACAGGAATTCTTCCGAGACTGAAACACCCAAGTTCGGATTGGCGCTCAGCCAGGTGTTGCGATCTTTCCAATCTGCCTCTTCTGGTGCGCCGAACAGCACTGGCAGAAAGGTCGGATCCTCGACGATGCCATCACGGATTCGCTTGGCGTAGCTGTGCGTTTGATAACAGATGGTGTTTTTATCAAAGCCTGAAGTCGAAATTAGGAACGACAGCGGTTGTCGTCTGGCTCCCATTGAGGTTGTGAGTGCCTCATAGAGATCAGATTTTTTCTGAACCCACAACTCATCGAATATTAGCGTTGAGATGGACAGGCCATGCGCATTGAATCCATCGGCGCTTACGACCTTGTAGGTCGATCCGTCCTGCGTCTCGATCACTTTTTTGTAGACTCGGCACATGCGCCGCAGGATTGGGTTGGCCAGTATTGCGGCGCGCGCCACATCAAACACCAGACTGGCTTGTTCCCGTGTGCCTGCCGCACTGATTACCTGCGCTCCCGGCTCGCCATCGCAGATCAAACCATAGAGCGCCACTGCCATGGCCAAGAAACTCTTGCCATTCTTTCGGCCAATCTCTACATAGCTGGTGCGGTATTGGCGCAAACCATCCTTGCGGATCGTGTCGTATAGCGGACGAATGATCCGCTCCATCTGCCACTCTTCAAGCAGGAATGGTTGGCCTCGCTGCGGTCCATGGACATGCGTCAAATATTGAGCGCAAAAGCTCCTGAACTTCTCACTCGGAAGATTCTTCTTGGGTTTGCTCGCACGCCGTCTCGGCGCTTTCGCCATGGTCATCCCAACGATCTCATGATTGGGTTGTCGCCTGCTACCGCCATCACTTGGTCTTCTTTGGCCCTACTGGTCACCTTGCTGCGCGGATCCATCAGGAGTTTGCCAAGCTGGTTGGCGTAGGCGGTTTCCATTTGGCGCAATTCCTTAACCATCGGATGGAGAGCGCCTTGTCCGGTGCTGCCTGAAATCATCCAGCTTTCCAATGCGTCAACCTCACGCCTGATCCGCTTCAGCCTGGCTCTTTGGTGTACCAGCAGGAGGAAGGATTCAAGGCTAGTGTTGCTGACATGGCCGGATTTGGTAACCTGCGAATGCAGAACAACGTAGGATTTTTTTTCTTCCGGGTTTAGGTCTTCCGGTGGCTGGCTCGGGATTCCATCAACTACCATCGGCATCTTCTTTGTCGGCATCTGTCACCTTGGCAGAGAAAATTTTGATATCACTTCCAACACTTACAAACTGATATCAGCCACTAGACTTTAAAAGCTGCCGAATTTCGGCAGAAAAGTTGGCTTGATTCGCTAGGGTCCTTCTTAGCAAGGCCATGACCCGCACCATCCCCCCCACTTTAACCCTATAACCTGATATCACCTTTCTTTAGAGTTTTTTATTCCTTTTGATATCTTGCCTTTCATTGGTTTCTCGTCTCGGCTGCCGTTTTGACGGCGTGGCAACTGCGGCACATCGGCTGAAGGTTTTCGCTGTCGAGTCTCAGGTCCGGCCTCTGGCGCAGCGGCTGGATGTGATCCACCAGCGTTGCCACTGTCGTTCGTCCCGCTTGCTCGCACGTCCGGCACAGCGGGTTGATTCTTAGGTACAGCCTGCTGTACCGTGTCCACACGCTGTCGTACCCGCGCGCGTGTCGGCTTTGGTTTGCCTGCCGGCTGTCGCTTGACTGGAATTGATTTGGCCTGTGGCTCGACATTTTTTTCGGCATGTTTGGAATCATCCTGTAGTTGCCAAAGGTTCAGGCCTTTTGCCGCTCGTCGCCGTAACCGCCTGATCTTTTCGTACGATCCTCCTGGCGCATCGGTAGGCCAGTAGGACTGGCGTGGTGTTCCGAACATTTCAGGCGCAAGGCGCAATGCTATTTCGCCCCATTGCTCTAAGGTCCACTCGTCCAGTTCTTCCGCTACATCCTCGATGATGTCGGCTAGTTTCTCACCGCTCAAATTCTTATGCGTGCCTATCGCCTTGGTTAGTGCTGCAATCCAGTGTGCTGGATAGCCTGAACCCAGCAGGCGTTTTTGAATACGCACGACTGGAATCACAGGTATCACATCCCACCGGACGCGGCACAGTGTTCATCCCTCCAGAGCCGTCACACGCACTGACAACCGCGCTTCGGTGCCGTCGCCCTTACCGATTGACGCGGAGATCTGGCGAACCACCGTGCAATTGTCGTCGATGATAAGTCCGAACCGGCAGAGCGCATCGAGTACCGGTTTCAAAATGTTATCTAGATCCCGATTCGCTCTCCAGCCTTTGCCAGGATGAACTATAAGATCAACCTTGACCGGTCCGGCTATTGGATTCTCTTGGCGCATCACCAGGCAAAGATTAACATTAGAGATCCAGCGCTTGTAATTGGCGGACAGATAAGTTGCCTTTCCGTGCCTACGCCAGATGTGGTTAACGCTCGGTGGGATCGGCCACTCTAAAAGCATTTAGCGGTTGTCCTTGTCCCACTTTACGATCGTCTGTTTCCAAAGTCGTTTGTCTGGTCTGGTCGGTAGCTGGATCACATCACGATGCCAGCGTATCGCATCCAGTAAATCATCACGCTGAGAATGCAATTCGATAATCGTCTGGTTCGCCTGTTCGACCAGGTCAATCATCTTTTCGAGATGCTTTTTCAGTCGTTCGTTTTCCGACTCAGTGGTATCTGACACAGGCAAACCAGCCATTAGCCCCACGGCAAACACCGATGTCTTTAGGGGATCGAGCGCCCCAAAAGCAGCAATTGCGAATTGCTGAGTCGGCGCTAACGCTAGAGAACCCGACTCCTTCGTATCCACCGGTTGGGTTTCCGAAATGCCCGATCCTGCCGATGCGTGCTTGGTGGTTGGCTGCATCGTTTGCAGTGTACAAGCCAGCGCTGGCGGCTTGCTGGGCTGGTACGCCTTGATTCCTACTGAATAGACCAAACGGACCAGCCTGCAAACCAGCACCGCTAAAAATGAAACCAGCAACCAGAAGAAAGTTTTTCATGCGGGTACTCCTCTGGGTTAGTGGTTTAGTTCTTGGCCTTCGCTGGCACTGGCACAATTTCAATGGTTTTGCCAACTGGCTTGGCGGTAACCTTGAATCGTTCCTTGGTGATGATTTCCGCTTGCTGTTTGGTTTCTGTTACCACCTCGATGGTAGTAGCACATCGAGCAGCGCGGCGGTCTTTAATTCTGTCGAGTGGACCAGCCTGAGAAAGCAGGCAGGAGATGGAACCAAAAGCAGCGATGGTCAGAAATGCTTGATGCATAGTGAACCTCCGTAAGAAATGCGTACACCATTATCTTACAAACCACCTAACGGATCCGCAAACCACATTCCGCCTCCGAGGAATCGGACCTCGGCGCACACACCAGCAGACGGACATGAAAGTATTCTAAATAAATTTAATGATTTCCTTTTTTCCCAAATCGGTTGCCGTCCAATCATTCCACCCGGTTTTATGTTCCACACTGCACGGGTGATCAGCATGGTTTTCCACTCTAGTGGCTTGGTGTCATCGCAACCGATTGCGGTTGCTCCGTGAAAATTCTTCGTCTAAAAAATCAACAACCTCAATAACAAATAAAATCCAGTGGAGTGGATTCCACATCACTCCGCTGCCTCTTGCGGTTCAAGCTCTTTTATTAGCCGTTGCAAGCAATCAATCGCTTTGGAGATGTCTGTCTTTAGATTCTCACGGCCACCTTTAGATCCAGCGCGATAAATGTATTTCAGCGCATTCCCGCGCCAGAAATTCTCCATGCCTCCAGCGCCGATAATATCACGGATAAAATCCGCGCAGCTCATACCGCTTGCGCCTTGGTAGTGTTTTGGTTGGTCCGCCATCAATCACCCTCCGGCAGCGTTTCAAGTATTTGCATTTGGCGCTTGTGGATAGCCAATGCCAGATCCTCCGCGAGTCGCCTCACCGCTTCATTCCGCTGGCCTTCCGGCTTGTCTAGCTCTTTATCCAGCTCGCTCCAGTATCTATCCCAATCAAATTTCATTGCTCACCCTCCGGCAGTGGGCCGATTAGTTCAACATGGTTGATAAACCAAACCAAAGAACACGAATAACTTGGCCAGCCAGGCTCCTGTGGGACATGGAATTTAATTTTGCCGGTTTTTGGATGATGCCAAGGTATTGGCACGCATGGGGCATAATCGCCTATTTCTGTTTTGTCCCGAATATATTCAAGAATTTCGCTTAATTTATTGTTTTTCCCACGCAGCTTTTCATTGCTTTTTATTAGCTCTAAAACTTCGGCGTTTGATTGTAAGGCAGATGCTTCTAATGCTTTTTTTTCAGATTGTAATTGCACAAGTATTTCCTTGGCAAAACCAACTCCTAATCGCAGCTTATCAATTTCAGACCTTGCTTCCTGCAATTCGTTTAACAAATGCTCTGCGTCACGGTCACTCATGCAAATAGATCTCCCTGCTTGAGTCCAACAACATTCCCGTCTTCAATTTTTTTCCATACCGATTGCCAGTGATCTTCGGCCAGCAACTCGTATTCAGCGTACAACTTTTTCCAGCCATCAACCAGTTGTAGTTGGTCCACGCATTGGCTGTCCTCAAGCCACTTTTCAGACTTAGCTTGGAATTCAGCACCGGCATAGTGTGCGCTCTGCAAACACTGCATCATCATTTGGTAAAGTTCATGTTCAATTCCCATCACTCACCTATCTTTGCCGAACCAATCGAATCAAAATACTTATTAACCCACTCCGGCCAATACCGCTCACCTCGCGAGGTCACCGAGGTTTGCTGAAGCACCAGCAGGCGCAGCCTGGCTAGATCAGAACGCAGCTCTTGAATCTCATCCTCGCAGGCCTCACGCACGCAACCTAATAGGTCCGCTAGTATCCTGTCCGCCTTCATCTTCTGCTCGGTCGTTAACATTCTTGTATCTCCTCAACATCGCCTCGACTGTGGCCCGCCACTGTGGTGGACCTTTTTCCTGTTCGTGAGTTTTTAGCTCGGCATTCACCTCGACAGCGCGGGTGTCCATCTGGGCTTGGTAGTGAGGATTCTTGCTGCTGTAGCGCATAAACGACATCAACGACTTTGGATCTGTTTGCCGGCCAGCCGCCCTGGCGTTTAGCTGCTCGCCTGCTGTACAGAAACAAGTTACCGCCATGGTGGTCCTTGGCTTGCGCCACTCTGGACCGTACACGCTCGACAAATGCGGCAACCCACAGATCCAACCCGAATCACTACAGGTGTCGCACTGGACCGGGATCGTGTCATCGAGCCTGCGGGATTCAGCCTGTGCCGACATGCTCCGGTCTTGCTGCCGTAGCTCGTCCCGCAGCGCTTCCAAGAATTGCGTTGGGAATTGCGGCATCGGGTTTCGCCTGGTGATCGCATACACCGCGCTCACCAGTTCGCTGTTCGACCTACCTTCAGCGTGGAATAGCTGGCCCCAGGCAAACAGCGTTTGGCCCCACGCTGGCGTGTTCGCATGGAACAGGCCTTGAAACAAATCCAGCCACAGGGTTTGACCAGCAGGCACTATTGCGCTCATCGCACCACCTCCGGCAGACAGGGTAACGGTTGGCCTGAACCGGCGGCGGTTAGTCCGGCCTGCTGGGCGAAGACCTCAGACCATGGACGGACTATTGGCGCGGTGCGAGTCTGGTAGGTTGGCGCGGCTGGCGCTTTTGGTTTGTCACTTGCCCTGGTCAACCAGCCAGTAAAGAACCGATCCATGCCGCCGGCGGTTTTGCGGTTGTCCGGGTTGGCCTCAACCCAAGCCAAAGCCTTGCGCGCCTCGGCCATCACATCGAGCTTGGGAAATAGTTCGGTCAGGCGGTCAACTTTTGCTTGGCGCAAATGCCAGTGCGACACTTCGCCATCGGTGGGGAATGTAATGACTACGGGTGAGGAGTCGGAATTTTTCTCCTTCTTCTTCTCCTTCTTCTCTTTCTCTTTCTCTAGGTACACATCGTTGCGCACGTCCTGCGCACTAGCTGCGCACACATTGCGCACAGAATTCATGCGCCTCGCATTGTCCGCTCGGCGCTTGGCTGAAGTGCCGTTATGTACTTGGTAATTAACGAGATACACACCATCATCCCTAACGTCTGCCCACCCGGCATTGACCAGCTCGGCAGTGAATCCAGGCATGGAAACCATGTGGTCGATGGCCTGCGCGGTCATGTACGGTAGGTGCTCACCGTCAGCGTGTAGGTCTGCGATGCTCCACAAGTGCACAAGCCCGCCGATGATGTGCACGGGATGCGCACACAATGCGCACGCAATGCGCACAACCTTCGGATGCGTGGCCAAATGCGTTCGGACTTTGATCCAGCTCATTGGTTTGCTCCTTCCTTTTTTAAACGTGACCGTGTTTGTTGCGACGATGGTGGAAATCGCATAAAACCTGAAGGTCAGACTCAAGCTCATCGCCTTCCCTGGCATAAGAAAGGTGATGAACCTGAAGTCCGGTTTTGGTTGGGCACCTACTACCGTCTGGGTAAATGTGCTGACATTGAAAGCCAGCAAGGCGCAACGAATAAAGACGTGTGATTCTGTTAATCTTTGATGACAAGACAGCCATCCTCCACAACGCCATTTATTTTTTTGAACCATGGTTGAGGGCTGGTTTTCAAATTAAATAAAAAGGAGGCAAGGACCTGGGTAATTCCTCTATTTACCCTTGGCAAACTTTTACGCTGTCTGGATTGTGAGTCACGCCTTAAAAGTTCTGCGTCTGTGTATGAAATAGAAATCATGTATCTAAGCTCCTCTCTTGTTAGTCTTTTTTTTCCAAGCAATTTAGATTCAACTAACTTGCTAAAGAACCCACGGCGATTTGTTTTGTGCAAACCATTCAGGCTTTCCATTTTAATTTTCCAGTTTTCCGCACCAATCAGATGCTAAATTTTTAACCTCTTTAAGACAAAGTAAAAGTTGTTGTTGCTTTTCATAAGAAAGCACAAAAGAGCTAACGTCTTTCTTTAAACAAGATTTTGCGGCCTCAATATTTGCAATTAATGAATCTGAGCGCCTTATAATTTCAGCTTCACCAACCCTGAGTTTCCTGTTCTGTTCGTCAAGATTGCCCTCGACTTGTAATTCTTTAGTCAATTGGTCTGGCGTTCTACCTCTGTCTCTTGCTTCACGAATAGTTAAATGAATTCGATCACTAGAAAGTCCATTGTCTCTCGAATGTACTACAGCCTGAGTTAATTTCTTTGCCTCTTCGGGACTAGATTCAAACAGGAATTCTTTCATTTGGCCTGCAATTGTATCGGAAATTAAGTTTGGATTTTCACCCACCTCTAATATTTTTGCTTTTGCTTGCTTTGCTTTAATACGTACTTTCAAAGTTGAGTCGTTAACACCAAAGCTTTTTGCAATTTCGGCAATAATTACTTTCTGATCTCTTTTTGATGTCTCAAATTCTTTAAGGCAAGCTTGTGTGGCGTTCTCTAGTGAAACCTTTTTTCTATCACCTTCAGAATTTGCATGACCATGAATGTCATTAAGAACACATGCCAAGGTTCTGCATATCTGATCAGAGATATGGCCAGGTAAAACATAAGCCCAAATGACATTAGAGTTAATATTTTTATTAGCTCTATAACGATGCCGCCCTTCAACGATGTCGTACCCATGGTCGTTTTGACGAACAACTATTGCTGGGAACTTGTCACCACGTTTTAAGCTTTCGGTGTACTCGTCTACTATCTTTTTTGAAAAAATCCCTTCATGTGCTCCAACTGCGTCAAGGACTTCCCTTACTTGAAATCGTTTAATGTTTTTAATTTCGCTTAGCTGAATTTCGCTAAACTTAAAGCCAATTTGGAAACTTTCTAGTACGTTCTCAGTTTGCTGATTCGCATGTGGATTAATCAACGCTTGCATTGTCAGATACTCCATCACCTTAAGAAAGCCTTGGACACCCCAAGGCAAAACACCGCCGGAGGCTTGCACTCCGGTGCCGCTAGACGGCGTTAAGAATCACTCACCCAATCACCTCCCAAACCGCAATCGGCCTGCCATGACATTCAGGCCGACGGCTAGCAATCACCCGGTCCGTCTTGCGAATAATCCCGCGCCTAGCTGCTTCCTGAAACGCTGCGCCTAACGCTCTCGGTTCCGGTGGCTGGATCACCAATGGCCACACATCGTCACTGGTCAGTAGCCGGTGCTTCAGCGACACATGCCGAATGGCATTGATCGCGTCGTCAATCCAATTGGGTGGAGCATTCGCAGCAACTCTGGCAATCGCCTCATCACGCAATTGCTCACCTGTTGGCGGCGGCAACTGCGCACCGTAGGCATCCACGCCTCCGAAAAGGTCGTTCTGTCGCATGTCTAGTTCCTCAAAAAACCACCAGTGGGACTGCCATTA